ATAACGGCGAGTTTTTCTTCTCCTTCTCCGAGGAAGGCGATGTTGTTGTTGAGTACGACATTAACAGCCTGACCTCTTTTGAGGCGCCGAAGGATAAGACCTACCGCAAGAATCGCGTGCTCCGCGTGTTTGATACGTTTGCGGAAAGTCTTATGCTCAATTTTCCGCCTAACAAATACGACAACAGCCCTATCGGCTGGGACGTTATGGAAGGCGTCGGCCGCGCTATCCTGAAGCAGTTTGAGGACGCGGGCGCATTGAAAAATGTGGACTACGACAACGACTTTACCGTCGACCGCGGCCGCAGCTCCGGCGACGAGACCTATTTCAACGTAGGCCTTGAGGCGGTAGACAGCGCCGAAAAACTGTTCTTCACAATCAAAACGAGATAAGGAGGATAAGCGACTATGATTCAGGAGTATAACAAGAGCCCTATTTCGCTCCGCGAGGGCAAAGTCTTTATTGACGGTATCGAAGTCATGGACAGCGTGACCTGTACCATTAACTTCACGCCCGAAGTATGGACCGGCAAGCAGATTGGCGAGCAGACCAATTCCAGCCGCTGGCTCGGCTACGCTATCGCGGGCAGCATTACCCGCAGACGCTCGACGCCTTGGCTGAAAGAGATTATCAAGAAGTATATCGCCTCTCACCGCACGCCTGAGCTCAAGATTCAGGGCATTATGAACGACGAAAACAGCGACTACTACGCCGACTACGGCAGTGACGTTGTTACCGCCGTCGGGTGCGTGCTGACCGGCGACCTTCCCTTGACCCGACTGGACAGCGCCGGCGAAATCGTCGACGATGTTATCAATTTCAGCGCGAAAGATATTGTTTAATTCGGCGTACACACGCCGCAAATCATGAAGGAGGAATAACCTTATGGCACAAAAAAGAGACCTGCGCGTATTCATGCGCGAATCGACAAAGACCGAGGAAATCGTTACCGTACCCGGACCTGACAGCATTAAGGACGAGGACGGCAAGCCTATCATGCTGGAGATTAAGGTCCTCAGCAACGAAACGATTCAGAAAATCAATGACAACTACAAGCGCAAGAGTATCGCCGTTGACAAGAAGGGTACGCCCTATATTGCCAACGGCGAAGTTGCGTTCCGCGTGGAGCGCGACAATATCAAGGCGTCTCAGCACATTATCGCCGAGGCCCTTGTTTACCCCGACCTGAAAGACCCCGAGCTTATGGCGTTCTTCAACTGCAACGACATTGCGGAAATGCCTTTGAAGGTTTTCCCGCGCGCTGACGAGTACGCGCATGTGAGCCGCGCCGTTATGGTCGCGCTCGGCCTCGCCAGCGAGCCCGCTCAGGAGGAACAGGAGAACGTTCTTAACGAGGCAAAAAACTAATTGCCGAACGGGGCTCGGAGGCGTATTGGGCGCATGTTCTTTGGCAGCGGCACAATTTGCCGATGGAGGTTTTCCTCGGCTGGCCCTGGCAGAAACGGCTTGCCTATATCGCAATCGAGCAATACGAGAACGCGCACCCCGTTCTGCGTGATTCTCTGCATTTTAAGGTGAAAGGAGGCGGCTAATATGTCCGCGGTATTATCGGCAATTTTTAAGGGCGTAGATGAAATAAGCTCGGTGTTTGAAACAATGGCGGCGAGCGGCGCCCGCGCAGTCGACCAATGGGAATCCGCAAGCTCGGCGGCGAGCAACGCGTTTGAGCAGGCGGCAGCCGGCGCGGAGTCTGCGGCAAAAGCTATGGACTCGGCCGCCTCCTCCGCCGACCACTGGACCTCCGCGGTCGGTACTTACGACAAGGCCGCTATGGAGGCCATTTATTCGACCGAGGAGCTTGTCGAGCTCGGTTATAAAACCGAGGACGCCCTGACCGCGCAGGCGAAGGCCGCCGAAGAATCCGCCGACGCTCTCGAAAAGAGCTTACGCGTAACGGAAGATTTTAAGGCGACCACCGCCGAGCTGGAGGCGGAGCTTACGGAGCTGCAAAACGCCTATATCGGCACCGCGCTGCAGTACGGCAAAAACTCCGACGAAGCGAAAGCGCTTCAAAAGGAAATCGGCGAGCTCTCTAAGGTTATCGACCAGAATAAAAAAGAGTTTGCGGACCTCGAAAAAGAGGCGGGCGCGGCGGGCGACAGCATGGAAGATTCTATGAAAGCCGTTCAATCCGCGCTTGCCGCTGCGGGTATCGCGAAACTCGTCAACGAGATAACCGAGGCGGTTATCGAGATGGCGAACGAGTTTTCTGACGCCTCGGCCGTAGTTGCGAAAGCGACCGGCGCGACCGGCGACGCCCTGGACGGCCTTAATAAGTCCATGATGAACGTTTATAGCAACGCGAAAACGGACGACCTTTCTTCCGTAGCCGGCGCTATAGGCGAGATTAACACGCGTCTCGGTTTAACCGGGCCGGAGCTCGACCATGTAACGTCCCTCTTTATGGACTATTCGCAGATAACCGGAAGCGAGGTCGTCGGCGCGGTCCAGAACGTAACGAAGGTTATGAAAAACTGGGGCGTCGAAGTCTCAGACACCGAAAGTCTGCTTGATAAGCTCTCCGCAGCCGGGCAAATGTCCGGTATCTCGGTAGACCAATTAAGCAATCTGATTGTACAGAATAAAGCGACCTTACAGCAGCTCGGCTATGGCTTAGATGAAAGTATCGCGCTCCTCTCTATGTTTGAATACGAGGGCTTAAACTCGTCCTCTATTATGATGGGCTTCCGTTCGGCGGTTACCGGCTTTACCAACGACGGCAAAGACGCGTCCGTCGCTATGCAGGAAGTCATAGAGCAAATCGCGAACATGGCGAGCGAAAGCGACGCGACGGCCCTCGCGGTCGAAACGTTCGGCAGCCGCGCCGGCGCAGAATTGGCGTTTGCAATCCGTAACGGCAAGTTCGAGATTCAAGACTGGATAAGCGCCGTAAGCAGCGCAGACGGTACGCTCAGCCAGACCGCGGACGCCGCGACGACTCTCGAAGAAAAATGGCAAAAAGCGTCCAACAGTATTAGCACCGCGTTTTCGTCGGTCGTTACCCCGGCCGTCGACGGCGTTTCTTCCGCATTTGCGGGAATCGTCGAAAAGATAGGCGGCTTTTTGCAGGAACACCCTGCGCTTACTACCGCCTTAAGCGTTCTTGCCGGCGTTTTGGTAGCCGTTACGACTGCAATCGGCGCCCTGCTTGCGGTATTCGCAATCAAAATGGCGCTTCTCCCCATTTTGACGGGAGAGGTTACTGTTTTCGGCGTCGCGTTAAATGCGGCAATCTGGCCTATTACCCTTATCGTCGCCGCCATTGCCGCCCTCGTTGCGATAGGCGTCGTTTTATTCAACTGGCTTAATAGCGTCGACGAGGAATGGGCGGCGCTCTCGGCCACCTCTAAGCAGCACTACGAGGAAGTAGAACGGCTTAATGAGGAATACGAGCGCACCGTCGAGCTCGAAGGTGAAAACTCCGAGGCCGCGCAGAAGCTCGCGGCAGACCTTGAAGCGGCAAGAGCCGTTTACGAGGCGAACAGAATGACTCTTGAGGAGTTTGTCGCGCAGAATGACAAGCTGATTGAGAGCCAGCAAAAACTCGCCGAAAGCTATAACGAAAGCATGACCTCGATTAACAACGAGGAAAAGAGCTCCACCGCGCTTATTTCAAAGCTCGCGGAGCTCCAAAGCAAAACGAGCCTTACCGCTTCCGAGCAGCAGCAAATGTCCGCAGTAGTCGACAAGCTCAATTCGCAAATGCCGGGGCTCGCGCTTACCTACGATAAGACGACCGGCTCGCTGAACCGCAGCGTTGCGGAAATGCGCAAAATGGCGGAAGCTCAAGCGGAGGTACAGCGGCAGCAGAAGCAGGCCGAAGCCTACGCCGAAGCAATCGCCCAGCAGGTAGAGCTTGAAGAACAGCTTGCCAAAGCGAAAGAGCAGGTCGCAGCTGCGGAAGAAAACAAGCATGGCTGGGGCTGGTTCGGTGAATCCAAAAAGACTTACGAAGACCTTGAAGCGTTTACCGCCGAGCAGGAACGCCTCCAAGCGGCCCTTGACGAAAACAACCGTATTATTCAGGAGACGGAGCAGGCTTGGCAGGATGCCGCCGACGCAGCAGAAGAAGCGGCGCAGGCGCCCGTATCTTACGAGGAAGCCGTCAATACCGCGATTCAATCCGTATCGGAAGACCTGAACGAGCTAATCCAGAAATACGACGAGGCTTACGAGGCCGCGAGGACTTCCCTTGACGGTACTTTTGAGCTTTTTGAAAAGGTCGAGGAAAAATCCGGCGTTTCAAGTCAAGCGATTATTGAAGCGTGGCAGTCTCAAATCGACTTTTTCAACGAGTATAACGAGAATCTGCAAAAGCTCCAGGAAATGGACCTTGACCCTAAGTTCCTTGAACAGCTAAGCGACGGAAGCCAGGAAAGCGCCGGACAAGTAAAGGCGCTCATAGAAGAAATCGAGAACCTTAGCCCCGAGGCGGCCGCAGCGCGTATTCAGGAAATCAATGACAAGTTCGGCGAGCTCTCTACCGCGAAGGATAACGCGGCCACAACTATGGCGGAAATCCAAACCGACTTTAACAACAAGCTCGGCGAAATTGAGAACCGCATGAACGAAGCCGTAAACAACATGAATATGGACGAAGAAGCGGCGGCAGCGGCGAAAAGCACTATTTCGGCGTATATCAGCCAAATCTCGTCCATGACAGGACAAGCAAGGTCCGCGGCAGAAGGCGTCGCCCGAGCGGCGGCGAGCGCGCTCGGCGGTAAGGGCATTTCTACCGTAGGCGTACCAGGTTTTGCGACCGGCACGGAATCCGCCCCGAGAGGCGTCGCCCTCGTCGGTGAAGAAGGTCCCGAGCTTGTTCGCTTTAACGGCGGAGAGGAAATCTATACCGCCGACGAAACGAATCAGATTTTAGCGAGGACTGCCGGCCTGAATACGCCGAGCTTTGATATGGACCGACATGTTTCTGTTAGCGCGGATATGGATGGCGACGAGGACTTTACCGGCAACGAGGCGACCTACCGCTCGACCGAGGAAAAGAAAATCACGCTCGACATAAACGGCAGCGGCGAGATTGACGTAACCGGCGCCGATGAAGAAACTGTATGGGAAATCGTCGAGCCTCGTCTAAAGGGCGCGTTTATGGGAATCGTCCGCTCTGAAATCTTCGAGGAAGGAGACCGAGCCTATGCCTTCTAAGTACCAGATGTGGCTAACTTATAACGGGGAAAAGGAAAAGCTCCGATTCCCCGTTTTGCCTGAAGAAATCACTATAAAAAAGGGCCTGACGAGTAAGAGCGTGGATATTCAAGGGCTGGGCGAGGTCGTTATCATGCAGGACCCGACGGCTATTGTTATATCGTTCAGCAGCTTTTTCCCGTCCACGCCGTTCCCAGGCGTCCAGTTTGAGGACCTGACGCCGCCGTCTGACCTGAAAGATAAGATAACCGTATGGCAAAAGAGCGACTTGCCGGTTCATTTTATCGTGACGGGAACGACGATAAATATTTTTTGCATTATCGAGGACTTTAGCTATTCCGAGCAGGGCGGCGACGTCGGCTCGCTGCACTACTCGCTTACGCTGAAGGAATACAAGGAAGTACATGCAAGGCAAGTAAAAATTGATACGCAGGCAAAAAAGGCGACCGCTCCCGCCGAGACGCCGGCGCGTACCGACAACCGAGCCCAGTAAAAGACTTACACTGTCAAGAAAGGCGATTGCCTATGGAATATCGCCGCGAAATACCTGGGCTCGGGTAGCCGGTACACGGAAATCGCAAAGCTCAATTCGGACAAAATCAAGAATCCTAACTTGATTTATCCGGGGCAGGTTTTGAGGTTGCCGTCATGACGGATTATATCAAGCTCATTGTCATAAAAGGCGGAGCGGCCTACGACATGAGCAATCTTGTCTCTAAGGTGAAATGGTCGGGACGAAAAGGCTCGTCTTCGCGAACGCTGCAAGTCGACTTTATTGACGACGACGGCTATAAGCACGACCGCACCGGAATCGACGTGGAGCAAGGCCATCAATGTATTTTTTACTGGAAGGGCGAGGAGCTTTTCCGCGGCATGTTCATGCAGCAATCGCAATCCGGCAGAAAGACGATGAGCCTGAAAGCCTACGACAACGGCATTT